GGTGAAGCTGCAGACGCATCAAATTTAGCAAAATCAGAAACAGCTAAATTAGAAGCAGAAACCGAACTAAGAAAAGAGTTTGGACCAGCTTACGATCTTAAAGTTACAGCTGCTAAAAACTTAGCTGTAAATACTTTGGGTGCTGATTTTTTAAGAAATACTAAATTAGCAGACGGTAGTATTTTAGGAAATAATCCTCAAGTAGTAAGAGCATTTGCTGACTTAGCAGATAAACTTTCTGAAGATAGTATTGTTCAAGGTGATACACCAGCAACAATGACTACAAAAGAAATAGACAGAGAGATACAAGAGCTTACAGCTGAAGGATCACCGTATTGGAATAAATCTCATATTAATCATAAGAAAGCTGTTGAAGAAGTTCAAAGCTTATATGAATTAAAAGATAGATCGCAAAATGGCTAACGAAAAATTTGAAAGCCAAGGCGATATTTCTGATACTGAAATCAGATTAGAATGTTTAAGGTTAGCTACTGAGTTTGGACCAGAGTACGAAAGAAAAGAACCATTAGCTACAGCTGAAAAATATTTTATCTGGGTAAAACAGATTTCTAGCGACAATCGCAAGACCGCTCGAAAAAAAGTCTAATTGCCGACTATAAAGGTAAAGAAAAGATCCGAGTAATCGGAAAATCAATTCGATAAATCATTAATCATAGAGGAGGAACTTTATTATGAGTTCACAAATAACTACAGCATTTGTACAGCAATACAGCAATAACGTACAAATGTTATCACAACAAAAAGGATCTCTTCTAAGAGGAACTGTTGATAGCGAAAGTATCAATGGCAAAAATGCTTTCTTTGACCAAGTTGGAACTGCAACAGCGGTAAAGAGAGTATCTCGTCATTCTGACACTCCGCAAATTGATACGCCTCACTCAAGAAGAAGAGTATCTATGGTTGACTATGAGTATGCTGATCTTATCGATAATCAGGATAAGATTAGAACTCTAATCGATCCAACATCTTCTTACGCTCTAGCGGCTGCTTAC